GGAACTGCTAGAGCCGCCACACCTTTTTTGCCGTATTCCCTGAGCTGGGCGACCCGCCCACCTGGACGGAGGAGAGCCTGCAGGAGCTGAACGCCCGGAACATCGAGTACAACGGCAAACTGTACACCCAGTACGAGGTCAACCAGATGCAGCGTGCCCGGGAGCGGAACGTGCGCAAATGGAAGAAGCGGTATCTGGCCGAGAGTGCCGCCGGGTCTGACACCACCGACAGCGCCGTGCGCCTGAAAGCAGCCCGCCAGAGCCTTGCAGAGTTTGCACAGGCCACGGGTGGCAGAGTGGACAGTGCCCGGACAAGCGTGCATGGGTTTGGGCGGAGCGCCAGCAGTAAGGCAGCGTGGGCTGTCCGACACAACACGTTGACAAACACCGCTGGGCAAACTATCATTAAAGTCAGCAAGAGCAACATTACCGGCCCCCGCAACGGCATCACGCAAAAGACCAATGCAAAGGGCGGCATCGACCGCAATTATTACGGCCCGGATGGTCGTCAGACCAAGCAAATCAGCAACAACGGCCACGGCCATAAGGTCGAAGAAGCCCTCGGAAAACATGGCGAGCACGCCCATGACTATATTTTTGATGCAGAGGGCCATTTGTGTGGTCGTCCATCCCGTGAGTTGACAGATGCTGAGCGAAAGGAGAACAGTGATATTTTATGACGGCGGATTCTTTACAGAAGGAGCTTTCTAAAGGCTGGGCAATGCTCGTCTTTCAGTATCACGGAAAAGAAGGTCATGTAGACCCTTATGACACCCGAGACGAAAATTTCTCTTATCTTCTGTGGTACGATGGAGATGAAAAACTCGTTCACAGCATGGAGGACGTCATGCACACCCCCATTTTCGACGGCCATTCTCTTTCCGAGATCGCTGGTGACATCTCTGAAATCGACTGGTGCTGACAACAACCAAATACCGCGAGCGTCTTTGCCCATCCGGGCAGGGGCGCTTTTTTCATGCCGTTTTAGCTCATATTGGTCAGAGCAGCTGCCTCGTAAGCAGCAGGCCGCCGGTTCGATTCCGGCAAACGGCACCATGTTCCCGACATTTGTGTCGGGAACAACCATCGCAGAGGGGCGGTGCGTACCCCGCCCAAGACCGAATACTGACAGCGAACAGTGTAAAAAACTGTGGTCACACCCAACGAAAGGAGTTTCCACCATGAAACGCGAAGATGTGAAGAACAAGATCCCCGGCATCACCGAGGAACAGCTGAACTGGCTCATGCAGGAAAACGGCGCGGACATCAACCGGGAGAAGTCTGCCGCCACCGCCCTGCAGACCCAGCTGACCGCCGCACAGACCCAGCTCAAGACCGCACAGGACGGCCTTGCCGCCTTTGACGGCAAGAAGAAACCGGAGGAATACGAGGCCGAGCTGGCCAAGCTGCAGGCCGACCTGAAGGCCCAGGCGGACGGCTTTGCCTTTGACAGCGCCCTGAACACTGCCATCCTGGGCAAGAAGGGCCGCAGCGTCAAGGCGGTGCGTGCCCTGCTGGATCTGGACGCTCTGAAGGGCTCCAAGGACCGCAGCGCCGACATTGACAAGGCTCTGGACGACGCTGCCAAGGCCAACCCCTGGGCCTTTGGTGAAGACGGTGCCGCCGGCGTGGCCGTGGTCTCTACCGGCGCTGAGCATGGCGCACCGCCCGCCAACGAATCCAATGGTGTGGAAGCCGCCTTTAAGTCCCTGAATCCCGAACTGAACCTGTAAAACGAAAGGAGTTCAACATGGCACATGCAAATCAGGAGCGGTATTCCGCTCTGGTAGACGCAAAGCTGCGGGCCACTCTGGTCACCCGTGACGGTGCGATCTTCAACACCCGCTACGAGGGCAGCCCCAAGGCCGGCAAGGTCAAGATCCCGGTGCGTGACACCGAGGTGGCCGTCAAGGCATACGACAAGGCAAACGGCGTGGATGCCGATGCCGGCACCACCACCTATCTGGATCTGGACATCGACAACGACGAGGCTGTCAATGAGATCATCGACGGCTTTGACGCTGCATCCGTGCCCGACGGCATCACCGCCGAGCGTCTGGACAGCGCCGCCTACTCCATGGCCCTGTCCATCGACAAGAAGTCCATCGAGGCGCTGCAGAGTGCAACCGGTGCTGCCATCAGCGCCACCAAGACCGCCTGCACCGCTTCCACCGCCTACAAAGAGGCTCTGGCCGCCAAGCGCACCCTGAGCCGCAACGGCGTGCCCCAGACCGGCCGCTTTATGATCGTCAGCCCTGAGTATCTGGAGATCCTCATGCAGGATGACAAGTTCATCAAGCAGGGTGACCTGTCCCAGCAGCTGGTGCAGACCGGTGCGGTGGGTCAGATCGCCGGCTTTGCGGTGTACGAATCCAACAACATGGACTTCGAGAACACCACCCGTGTCAGCACCAAGAAAACTACCACCGAGTTCATCTGCGGCCACCCCAACTGGTGCCACCGTGTGATGGAGTGGCAGACCCCCGTGCACCTGCAGGATCTGGGCGGCTCCGGCAAGTACATTGGCGCGTCCGCTGTGCAGGGCCGCAAGGTGTACGGCATCAAGGTGTCCAAGCCCAAGACCCTGTACATCAAGCGCATCGAGGCGTAAGGAGGGCCCCGCCCATGAACTACTGCACCTACCCGGAGTACCAGGCGGCGGGCGGCACGGTGAGTGAGCTGGCGTTCGGTGTGCTGTGCAGCCGGGCGTCCAGCCTCATCGACAGCGCTACCTTTGGCAAGGCGGAACCCCATGCCGCCGTGTGCGAGAGCTGCCGCCAGATGCTGGCAGACGCCTGCGCCCAGATCGTGGATCTGCTGGCCGCAAAGCTGGCTGTGGGTGCCGCGCCGGGCGCACAGAGCGTCTCCAACGACGGCTATGCTGTGACCTTTGCGGCCAACACAAGCCTGAGCGCCGCCGTGCGCTTTGATGCCTGGCACGTGCTGCAGAACGCTCTCGGCGCAGACCCGCACGGCCTGCTGTACAGGGGGATCATGTGAGATGAACACGACCGTTACCGTGGTGAACCTCATCCACGACCCCAAGGCCGACACTGATACGCCCAAGTGCTGGGTGTTCCCGGCCTGCAG